AATTTCTGCAACTTGTGGGAAAAATTCATATGATTCATTTATAAAATCATAGTTTGCATCTTTCTGATTTACTTTGTATGGGAAAGTATTACGAATAAGATCTGAATTGTTAAAATCAAACTTTTGATTTAGTGTAAAGTTTTCTTGTATAACTTTTGATCTGTAAGAGTTACCTACAAAGTATGGATATGAAGGTTCTAGAGAATTACCACTAGTGGAAACACCGACAAAATATGCATATACTCCATTAGGAAATTCTTTAGTTTTACAGAATCTGCCATTATGCTTATCAAGATCTCCACTATCTGTAAATTGATAATCCTCAATGAAGAATCCTTCTGGATAATCTGCTGTTAATGGTCTATTTTCAATTGCATTAATGTTTTTTGTATAACCAGACTTTAGTAATCTAACTCCAGATTGGATATCATCCCTTGTTGAGTATCCGTAAGGACCATAAATTGGATTTCCATCATATGCCCACCCGATGATTGGAGAGTGATTGTTTGCATCATCTTTAAACTTTATCGCAAGTTCACTTGAATATCCATACATCGAATATACAAGAAGATCATCGGTTTCATTAGTTGAGAGATTTGAATAAATTTTTTCTTGTCTTTGCTTAGTATATTCACCAAATCTTTCAGCATCATTAACAGTAAGATCCCTAACTCTTAAATCAAATTTGGCACCTGATCCTCTAGGACTTACAAATATGGAAGTTGTATTAGGATCAAATCCAATTCCTCCATTTATTACCTTAACATCAACAATTTGCTCACCATTTATTCCACCAAGAACTGGTCTTAAAACGGCTCCAGTACCAGATCCTTCAGTTGTGATAATTGGTAATGATTTGTATCCCTGCCCTCTGTTACGAACCTGTACGGCATCTATTCTTCCGTTAAGGATGATTGGTGATAACTGAGCATCTTTGCCCTGTGTAAGCGATACTAGGGGTTTCTTATGGAGATTTAAAGTGTTTGATCCATATCCAGTTCCTTGTTCGTGCAGATATGCACCAATAATTTCACCAGTTATAATTGGAGTAACCACAAATGTTCCACCAATAGAAGAACCATAAGAAACATTTACGTCAATTGAAATTGGTGGATATTGGAAAATTTGTGTTCCAACTCCAACTGAATTAATATCTACAATTTTAGATCTTATAAGATCTGTTTTAATAGTACCACCAACTCCAACGTCAATAAGACTAAAATTATCTGAATCAATTTTTACAATAGAGTACCTATTTAAAATATCTAAACCACCAACTGCAGATCCTTCATTTGAATAGTCGACAATTTCTCCAGTTTCAAATCCATGATTCTTAAAAGAAAATGTATTATATTCTGTGGAAATACCACTCGGTTTTACTCTTAATTTTCTATGTGTATAACCAGATCCAGATTGAAGAACTTTAATCTCTCTTATATTTTTTCTCGAAAGTGTTCTAAACTTATGGATACCACTAGCATTTGTTGCTGTAGAGAATCCAATCGTATTAATTCCTGCAGCAGCATCAGCATCATTTTTAAATAATTTAATACTAGTTGTGTTCACAAACTTGGTAACGTATTCATCACCACTTACCAAAGTTCCTTCAATAGATTGTGATGGATCACCTGCTGAACCTATTGATATTGCATTATGTCCATTTTGATTATAAATTAAATGCTGACCATTGAACAAATTATGTGGCTCAGTGAATGTAATCGTCTCATTATCAATATCAACTCCACCACCTAATAAAAGGGAACGACTATCAAAAGAAAGCTCTCTAAATCTTGTTCCGATGACAGGTTCAAGTTGACAACCAGAACCATTGGCACCAACAAGAGTTATACCTTCAATACTTTCAATATCAAAATCTTGCGGATCAATTAAAACATCCCTTACAACACCAGACACAATGGGTTCAACAAGAGCAGTTGTATTTCCAACTCCTATAGGTTTGCTGATTGCAATTGAAGGTGGATTGATTACATCATAATCTTTACCACCATTCAGAACTTCAAACTCATTGATAGGTCCAAAATAAATTTTATCTCTCGATTCTGGACTTGAAATTTCAACACCATCAATCAATACTCCAACAGATCCAAAATTCCTTTTTTCACTAACTACATCCGATAGAGATGTATTCAGAGAAAATTTTCTAAGAATCTGATTTGGAGAAAGAACACGATCTTCGTGTCTTCTTAAAGTGAATGTGTGAATTCCAATTAAAGATCCTGCGCCACCACCACCAGTGCTGGTATAATCAAGTCTTGTGTATTCGTTCCCTTGGAGTAATGCCTTTGATGCATACAAATAAATTTTATTACCAATGGTGGTTCCAGATGAATCAACAAACTTTCTAACAAAGTATGTTGCACCAGAGACTAATCCTGCAATTGGATTATTAGCAGTATAAAGTACTTCATCACCATCTATGAAATCAACATTACTTGGGAATACAACAACCTTGTAGTTATTGAATACAGTATCTCTCTCACCAAGACTATCGGCATTTTTTTCAATTATATTGTCATAAATTTTGTATGATGGTAAAGAGTTGGAAGTAACATATCCAAATTCATCCTTCTCATCTGTATATACATTGAGTGTATCTGCAATGTATACATCATTCCCAAGTGAAAGTGCTACACCAACACTTTCAGATTTTTCAAGTCTTCTACGAATACTATAATCGAGACCAATTGATGCAGCAAAACCTACAATATTACCAAGGATAACTTCTTTAGTTGGTTCACTTACGGATAATATAGATGCGCCCGCACCCACTACGTTTGATCCATTTAAAATATCAACAGTATCACCTTGCTTAAGACTTGATTTATCAATATCACTTTTAAGTTTGAAGTTTGACCCATTAATAGTGTCTACATCATATGTTGAACTTGTATTATAAATCCAAGAATTTGAAAATATTTGTTTATAAGTTTTATCGGCGGGTGGATTTGTAATAACTTCCCCGACATTTCTAACTTCAATCTTCTCACCTTCTTCCATTAAGGCAAGTTGTTCTAAAGGTTTAAAGTCCGCCAATACTCCTGTTAAACGGAGATCAACTCTCTTTGTGATATCTCCACCCTCATAACCATAAACAAACTCATTAGAGCGGATCCTAGTGCTTGCTGTGATGCCCGAACCAACGTTTGTGCAACCATAAAATTGATTAATACTCTTTGAAGTGTAATCAATTACATTTTCACCAGCAACAAGAGTTCCTGTTTGACCAAAACCAATTGTAGAGTCAACGTTAATAATCGATGATCCTACCGAAACTGATTCAAGAACTCTAGAAGCACCTGGAACTGTAAATGTTCCTTCAATTAAGTCTCTATCATTATATCCAACAAAGAGACCAAGTCTATAAAATGATTCATTATTTCTTGTAAAAATTTCTACATCAGAAACAGAAGCATTTGTTCCTTCATCTGTAGATTTGAAAATAGTTTGACCCTCTAATTTAAAAGGATCACCAGATATTTTCTGAGCAACTATGGTCTCTCTTCTGATATAATTTGCTGCTGATGGTTTCAAAAGTCTTGATTCTAAATCAATAACAGTTGCTTCAACACCATAAAGAACTTTGAAAAGAATTTTTATTGATTCTTCAATACCTTTTGACTGATATAAGTTTCTAGCATTCTTAATGAAATTACCAACATCAAGATCAGATACGAAATCATATTCTTCCAATCCTGGGGTGAAAGTTTTCTTTAATTTTCTATAAAATTCCTGTAAAAAGAGAGCACTAAGATTAGTTATTTCAGAATTTGCATTATGCGCTTCAGCAGAGGTTTCTGAGAAAACGACAGTTTGCTTATTAACAGTATTAATTAAATTTGAAAGACCTGTATCATAACCAGTTATACCATTAAAACCACGAATACAACCAGTAAATGTTGTTGCAGTTTTACCAGTATATGTTATAATTTCATCAGCGATCTTAAGAAGACCGTAGTCATCTGGAAATCCTTTAGTAGATGCAACAGTGATAGTTGTATCAGTTGCAGAGATATCGGCAGAAAGTGTTGTTTTACCAACAACAACCTCTGGGACAAGATTGTCTACTTTAATATAACGATCAAGATTATCAACAAGATCAATATTACCACCCTGTTTTTCTTGGGAAATATAATATTGCTTGAAAAAATCTACCGCTTTCGGAAAGTCCGCTACTAAAAATTCAGGGAGTTGACTCTCAATAATTTTATTGAGTTGCACTCTCTTCTCAAAATTAGACATATTTTATTTCCTCTCTAAGTCTCCGTTTGAGTAACTTGAAGTATAGTAATCTCTTGCAAAAGATACGCCACTAATATCTTCACCAGATGCTATCACATCTTTAATCGTATTTATCCTACTACTTGAAACATCTAAACTGAGGTACAAGTCTTTCAATCCGATTACATCATTAGAATCTGGGAACGCCTGAACTTCAACAATTGCATTATTTGCCTGAGTTGAAGTGATGTTGATAGTATTTAAAAGGATTTCCCCTTTAGTGTAATCTACTGTGCCAACTGCTCTTTGGGCAACTTGCAATTGATCATTATCAGTTTTCTTGATGGCAGAAACTGTTCCCTTACCACTTCCGTCAAGATTACCATTTACATCCTTATTTGGTACATCAGTTAAGTAGACAATATCATTAGATCCAGAGATCGTGAATCCAGTGCTCTTGATATTGTATCCTATAGGATTAATATGGAATCTATTACCAAAACAAAGTTCATATTGGGCAAACTGATTTAATAGTGCCTTCATATCTCTTCTGATAATCACCTTTGTGATATTAGAAGTAACAGCACTATCAACTCTATCAATTAATTGTAAGATCTTACTGTACTTGAATCTGCCACCAAAGCGATTCATGTCAATATCTTTAGAATAAGTTGTCAATGCTGATGTAATTCTAGTTTTTAAATCACTAGCATTACTAATTTTTGATATATCATAGTAAATTGTCGAATCAAGTTCAACATATAGGACCTTGAGATCGATAATTTTTTGATTAATACCAGCAATTGAGTATTTTTTCAGTTTATTCAGAATATTTTGCTTATCAAAATCGGAAATATATGAACCATTCTTGGGTTTGATGCTAATTTGGACTGTTCCAAACTGTGGAGGTACTAATTCTTCACCACCAACTACTGCAACAGACTCAGTATTGGAGTAAATTGAAGAAATAATCGCCTCGTAATCCCTTGACGTAACCGCTCTGTACTGGGCGGAATATAATCTTGGGGCAAAGTACTTGATAGAGGAGACATTTTCGATTTCACCGCCATTTATCGCCCTCTGAACAACCGTAATGGGTATTGAACCAGTCGGAGTTGTTCTAATACCATTTTCATCAACCAAATTACCTTGAAAATCGAAGGTATTTGGTCCATTTCCCGACTCACCATCAGTAATAATGTATCTTACGGTGATAACTGAGTTATTTTCTAACTTTTTACCAAAATATCCATCACCAAACAGTAATTCATACCTTTCATCAGAAATTTCTTGAATTAAATAGATTTCTGAGTTCTTATTAATGTGTAAAATGTTATCAATCTTGGCAAATTCTCTTCCAAGACCAGTGTCATTCACTCCTTTAACGTAAGTCCTGATGGTTGAGGCATCAATATTAGGATTATCAAGTATAAAACGTTGATCAACAGAGTTGTTTACTAAGAATTGCTTAGTTAAAACAGTTCCTTGAAGAATTTCTATGGGTTCGTCAGCAGTTCCGAAAACAGCAACACCGTTTCTTATCACTGATGTAACATTTTCGGGTATAGAGAAGCGATAACTTGTGTTATCAAAGGGTCCAACAGCAACTAAACCAGCATTTAGTGTTAAAGTTCTACTGGAAGATGATGTGGGAACGGAAAATGTAACCTGTGCCTTTGCTGCACTCTTCGATCTTGGTACATATCCAATGTTTCTTGCCAACGAAACTACATTTTCGCGGACTGTAGCAGCGTCTAGGAACGATTCGTTAACTGCTAAGTTAGCATTGAATGCGTTTATATAAGTATTATACGCTAGAGTATCAATCAGGACAGAAAAGTTTGATCCTTCAAAGTCAAAATCCGTAAAATTAGAGTTAGAACGGAGATATCCTTTGATTTCTGTTTTTATTTGATCGAAATCTAAATTAGTAAACTGTGTAAAAGGCATGTTTTATCGTGTTGCCTCTAGTATGAATGAAAAATTAGTGGTCGGAATATCTAATCCAACGATATCGAAGAACACATTACAATTAAATGAGTTGTTATCTGGTTGAGGGTCAACTTCAACTTTTAAATTATCAATTCTAGGTTCATAAAATTGAACACTATTGGTAATTTGTTCTTCAATTACAAGAGCAGTACCTATATCTACAAACTCAAAAAGGCTCCTACGAATATCGGAGCCTAAAGTAGAGTTAAAAAATCTCTCAGTCGGAATTGTTTCAACTATATTGCGTACAGATCTAATGATTGCACGTTCATTCACTAGCACAGGTAAATCCTTTGTCACAGGATGTGGGTCAAAGGAAAAACTAATATCTTTAAATGCTCTGGATATCCTCCGAGTTGACATTACTAAGGTACATTTTTCTGAATGTATTTATACCTTTTGCTTAGGATTTTGATCTTCTTGATGTAATTCTTGCGGATCATCAGTTTTTTTAGGTTTAGACCAATAATCTCTGATTATACTTGAAGTTTCCCACAACTTGTAGGTGGGTTTGTTATTCCGATCCTTAGACATTAATCTCCTTTTAGTTTTTATTCTGAAAGATCTTGAGGACCTTCATCCTCATCGGTATTCTTATTGTCACCAACAACTTCACGAATCAGTTTTTCGTGTTGTTTTGCTGCAAGATTGTCTAGAAAATCACTCATCGGTTCCATTTGATTCCTCCTGTTCGCGTTCTTTTGCTGTTTTCCAATGATACTCATCTTCACGCCCCATACCTAAACGATCATAACCATTCTCAACTTGATAATATACTGTAGATACTTTGAAATCAGGCATCTTTGGTTCAACTGGTGTCAAACTATTATCAAATATTCTTAAACGATTATTAGGATACAGAGCATACTGTCCATTTTCAAGTTCAATTAGGTTATGTGACTTGTGTTCCGCAGGATTTTCACTCGTTGCCCAATCAACATAATCAGGATCGTGATGATAATTGTCGATAGTGCAGACATAAGATCCTTTTACATTACCGTGATCGCGTGTATAGCATTCAAAATCCATTGAACCAATGAACTTTTTATCCACACTTACTACACCATAATCCATACAATTCCAAAATTGTAGGTTAGGTAAACTCATATCTGGATCAGGTAATTCAGGATCCGAGAGAAAAGCGGATATTGGCAACTTATCATACATTGCCGCATATTCTGGTAAATAGGTTTCAAAATAAAAAGCACGTCCAGGTATCGATTTAACCGAAACCCAAACGCCCTTAACAAATTCGCCGTGACCAGATTGATGATCCGTAAGATATTCTTTACGAACCCATACTTCCATTGAAGGAAGATTAGCAATCAAACACGCCATAAACTTTATACAACTTTACCTATTTACCCTGTCCACGATACGGCTTCTTCGCATTATTGCGAGACGTCGCGGTATATTTGGTATTCTTTCCATATCCTTGACGAGTCTTCTTTGCGGGTGACTCGATATAATCACCACCTGACAGACCACTCTTTGCTTTTGCCATTGTTACTCCTGAGGTTTAATAATAGTTTTGAGTTCCGAAGGGTTGGGAGAACCTGTCTCATAAAATTTGAGAGATAGATCCTCCATTGTATCGAAATACTCCATTTGAGTTAAGTTCTCATAGAGTACTTCATCCTTATGGAGAATTGTATACAACTCTGAAATCATATCAGATAACGCGAGTTTTTTCGTGACCAACTCTGACGCGAGGATCACACCAAATCTCAAATCCTGCTTCTTTTGCATCCAGACAGAATGATACATCCTCTCCACACATATCCTGTACTTCACCAGATTCAAAGACTTGCATCTTAGGTGCAAACCAAGGATACTTAATCTCTTCGTGTTCAAAGACACCATTCTTGATC